CGCCCGCTGACGGACTTCGGGGGAAAAACGAGTATTTTTAGTCATCCTGTTTACCTCTTTCTCAGGGAGTTTAGTCTCCAGGATTTCCGGGGCGGTTCACTACAGAGTTACTGGCCAAACTATATGGCTGTAGCGTCGAGTGTATTCATAGAAATCACCACCGTAATAAAGAGCGATTTGCAGAAGGGAAGCACTACATAATTGCGAAAGGCGCAGACCTCCAAAATTTGAAAATCTCTTTAAGGGATTTTCAAACGATCGCCCCAAATGTCCGAAAGCTCATACTCTGGACAGAACGCGGAGCAGCCCGTCACGCCAAAATGCTCGAAACCGATCAGGCGTGGGAAGTATTCGAAAAACTGGAAGACTGTTATTTCAACCAAAAACAACCACCAGCGGCACAAAACACATCTATCGAAAATGATGGATGCGCATTACTGATCCACTTCGATAAACATGGTCAGGTTGAGTTCACGGAAAAGGTGCCCGCCGATGCGATGGTATGCACTCTGGAACGGTTTAAATTTTATCTGGAGCAACACGGGTGGATCGTTGCCCGTAAAGAGCAACTGGTGGAGCGGTTGATGCGGCTTTAAAAATTTCCCCCGAACGCTTTACGATCGTAAAAAGTTGAATATACTGTTAAGAGTGGTTACTACGCCGCACAGCTTAAACCCGCCGATGAGCGGGTTTTTTTGTGCACAGAAAACCCCCAGCTAGGCTGGGGGTTCCGGAAAGCTTTCAGCTTTGAGCCAGTTATTAAAACCCCTTTTGATTTGTTAAAACACCTTGCGGTCTGGCAACTGCAAGTGTCAAACAAGAAATCAAAAGGGGGTCCCAATGGGGAACGAAAAGAGCTTAGCGCACACCCGATGGAACTGTAAATATCACATAGTATTTGCGCCAAAATACCGAAGACAGGTGTTCTACAGAGAGAAGCGTAGAGCAATAGGCTGTATTTTGAGAAAGCTGTGTGAGTGGAAAAGTGTACGGATTCTGGAAGCTGAATGCTGTGCAGATCATATCCATATGCTTGTGGAGATCCCGCCCAAAATGAGCGTATCCGGCTTTATGGGATATCTGAAAGGGAAAAGCAGTCTGATGCTTTACGAGCAGTTTGGTGATTTGAAATTCAAGTACAGGAACAGGGAGTTCTGGTGCAGAGGGTATTACGTCGATACGGTGGGTAAGAACACGGCGAAGATACAGGATTACATAAAGCACCAGCTTGAAGAGGATAAAATGGGAGAGCAGTTATCGATTCCCTATCCGGGCAGCCCGTTTACGGGCCGTAAGTAACGAAGTTGGATGCAAATGTCAGATCGTGTGCGCCTGTTAGGGCGCGGCTGGTAAGAGAGCCTTATAGGCGCATTTGAAAAACCTCCGGCTATGCCGGAGGATATTTATTGTGCCCGAAAAGCGGTACAGAACATTAAACGCGCTGGTGGTTGCGAATACCGGTCTTTCAACTTGCTGGCTTTTTCGACAAGAGTTATTGGTATGTTACGTTAACCAGAAAAGGGAAAAAGACATGCTAAAACAGCAGGATATGACCGAAACCGCCAGAGTGGTGTTTAATGAGTTAAGCGTCACCGAACCGGCGACAGTCGGGGAGATTGCGCAGAATATGTACCTTTCACGCGAACGCTGCCAGTTAATACTGACCCAGCTGGTTATGGCGGGTCTGGCAGACTATCAGTTTGGTTGTTACAGAGTCCTTCAGTCCTGAAGGTTTTTTATTTGTGGTAAATGGGCGGCTGGTGGGTGTTAGCGGCACCTGTCAGTCATTTGCTTATGTGTTGATGAGAATTTACTTTTTGGGGCTATAATTAAGCTAACCGATTGCTAATTAAAGTAAAATTATAATGACTGCTATCTGTTCAGTTATCATGGTTTGTTCCCCAATTAATATTTTTCTTGAAAAGGATACATTGTCACTTAAGCCCGGCTCAGTCGTTCTGGCCACCAAATGCATCAGGGAGCTTTTCCTTATGCATTATGGCAAAGTTAAAATTGTCGATATAAGCCATTCTATAGTAAGTCAATATCTGGAAAGCCAGCATAAGCTGACGAGAGGTCCTCTGACTGACATTCCGCTTTACTTGTTGCTGGAACCCAACAATCCTGCGTTGACTGTGGCTTTAATTACCAGTCAGAGACTTTCCGGAGAGACCACGGATATGTTTCTTATGATGGCCTGCCTGTCGCTGTTTGAATCAGATGAACGGATGTCATTATTTTTAAGTGGATGTGTATCCAGTATAAGTGCCAAAGTCAGAGCGATAATTCAAACAGATATATCAGCAAGCTGGACGCTTGGTGCGATTGCTCTACAGTTGCATATGAGTGAGAGCTTGTTAAAGAAAAAACTCAAGGATGAAGGTCTCAGGTTCAGTAATTTGTTACTTGAGGAACGGATGCGGGTTGCTGTAAATATGTTATGTTCCCGGCATGGATATGGACAGGCTGTAGCAGCAAAATGCGGTTATTCAAGTAGAGCCTACTTTATCTCTGTATTTCACCGCTATTATGGCTTCCCGCCAGACAGATATGTATCCAGGCAAGGGCTTGATTTTTGATTTCATCTGATTATTATTTTCGGCCCGGCCTTTTAGCTCAGTGGTGAGAGCGAGCGACTCATAATCGCCAGGTCGCTGGTTCAAATCCAGCAAGGGCCACCATCACATACCGCCATTAGCTCATCAGGAAAGAGCGCCAGCTTTCGAAGCTGGTTGCGCAGAGTTCGGGTCCCCGAAGGCGGTCCATTATCTGTATCCTGCGTTGTTAGCTCAGCCGGACAGAGCAATTGCCTTCTAAGCAATCGGTCACTGGTTCGAATCCAGTACAACGCGCCACACTTATTTTCCCTGGCTCGCTTTTGCGGGCCTTTTTTTTAAATGTCTCACAATTCAGGCGGTTGACTGTTGTCTGGTTTGCGGGGAGTTTGTTAAAAGAAACTGGCATGGTGAATCCCCCTGTGCGGAGGGGCAATCAGCGAGTAGGTATATGGGATAATCGCGGATTCAGGTGCTGGTACTGAATTCACCGGGAGGCACCCGGCACCATGCAATGGCACATAGCGCCACTCTCCAGCCCCTCTCCGGAGGGGCTTTCTTATGGACAAAAAAATCCCGCGCTGGGAGACGCGGGCGGCAAGGAATAAACAACAAAACGTGAAGTAATATTTCAGCTGGCGAATAATATCCGACAGTAATCACTCTGCGCAATAGCGCGGTCTTTTTCGTATTGCGGGCTGTTGTCTCTCTTCTGCCATTGTCCTGTAACTTCCGGACTTCAGCCCGCTCCTCATTTTACTCACAATATTATCCCGGCCGGGAGGATTCATGGCATTTAAACACTATGATGTTGTCAGGGCGGCGTCGCCGTCAGATCTTGCGGAAAAGCTGACACATAAACTGAAAGAGGGCTGGCAGCCGTTTGGTAGTCCGGTGGCCATAACCCCTTATACCCTGATGCAGGCGATTGCAGCAGAAGGTGATGTGGTCGTCAGTGGTGCAACTGAGCCGGAGTGGTACTACGTCATCGTACTGGCCGGGCAGTCCAATGCCATGGCTTACGGTGAAGGGCTTCCGCTTCCGGATTCATACGATGCGCCCCATCCGCGCATTAAGCAACTGGCCCGTCGTAACACAGTGACTCCCGGTGGTGAAGTATGCGTATTTAACGACATCATTCCTGCTGACCATTGTCTGCATGATGTTCAGGATATGAGTACGATTAACCATCCCCGGGCTGACCTGAGCAAAGGGCAGTACGGCTGTGTCGGACAGGGCTTACATATTGCCAAAAAACTGCTTCCGTATATCCCTAATAATGCGGGGATCCTGCTGGTACCATGCTGTCGTGGTGGTTCGGCATTCACCCAGGGCACGGAGGGGACATTCAGCGAGTCCACGGGGGCCAGTCAGGATTCGGCTCGCTGGGGAGTGGGTAAGCCGTTATATCAGGATCTGCTTTTCCGCACGAAGGCAGCATTGCAGAAAAACCCGAAAAACGTTTTGCTGGCGATATGCTGGATGCAGGGGGAATTCGATATGACGAATGCCAGTTACGCCCAGCAGCCAGCAGCATTTCTTGCAATGGTACAGCAGTTCCGTGCTGACCTTGCCGGGCTGGCGGCGCAGTGTCACGGTGGAAGTCCGGCATCAGTCCCCTGGATTTGTGGCGACACGACATACGCGTGGAAACAAGAACACGGTACGCAATATGAAGTGGTATATGGTGCATATAAAGGTAAAGAATCCCAGCAGATTTATTTTGTTCCCTTTATGACCGATGGTAGCGGAGTTAATACACCGACAAACAACCCGTCAGAAGATCCTGATATTGTCGGGTCTGGTTATTACGGTTCGGCATCCCGAACGAACAAAAACTGGGTATCATCAAATCGCCCGACGCATTTCAGCTCATGGGCGCGTCGTGGCATTATTCCCGATCGTATGGCAACCGCTATTCTGAACGCAGCCGGGCGCACCTCAGCCTTCATCAGTGGTAAGGCACCGGAAATCAAACCCTCGCCCGGCGGCGACACGCCATCGGGTCCGTCTGCAGATACGTCCGTTCGCACAATCTCCCTGCTGCCGACAGCCGGAGAGGCTGCTGCGCAGGGCTGGACCATTAAGGACGGCGGAATTCAGTTGTCGGGTGGTGTATTTAAGATCGCCAAGCAGAGCAATAAAACCTGGTCCCTGACGCGCCCGGTGGATGACGCAGTCTCCCTGCTGACACGGGGTGGCAGACTGAGCTGTAAGTTTCGACTGTCAGGCGCACTGACCAACAATCAGTTCGGTCTGGGAATTTATCTGTATACCGATGTAGCGTTACCTGACGTCGTGGCGATGACGGGTACCGGTAATCCGTTCCTGATGTCGTTCTTCACCCAGACCACAGACGGCAAACTGAATCTGATGCATCACAAGAAAGCAGGAAACACAAAGTTGGGCGAGTTCGGGAATTACAGTAACGACTGGCAGACGCTGGAGCTGGTGTTCACCGCCGGCAGTGCCACGGTTACTCCGAAACTGAATGGAGTGGCTGG